TACCACTGCTACACCCCGCGATAGTACCCCAAAGGTACTACCACAACCAAAGATAACGAAATATCTTCAATCGTTATACACGACAATTGGCTTATTGTCGTGAACTAAGCCATTTATCCCGTCTTTCTCTACACGCCTCTAAGGTAGGTGCGCAACAAGCAAAGAGTTCACCACTTTCAGTACGGTAGTCGTACTGGTACATTCTCACTCTTTTACCTCTCAACCTGGTGTTGTAGGTGGTGTAATTTTCTTTACCGGGTTGACATACGCTGCAACCGTTTACATTTATTGAGTTCATAATTCAAGTAATTGTTTCGTTTTATCCACGTCTACAAAACTCATCCACCCTGCTTTATGCAGTTTTATAGCTGCCTCTCTGATTGTGATTTTACCACTCTTGACACTTTCTTTCAAAGATTCTAATACATTCTTAATTCATTTTCACATTCAATCTTTCTTCACTCGTATAAGTCACTACAAGCCCAGTTTCATCATGCTGTATGGTGATGTACTTTTCACCCCTCTCTATAGTAGAGAAGTCATAAGGGGTTACCATCTTACCCAATACCTTGCCCAGTTGCTTCATCAGTGGGGCTTCAGGGCTGATAACTAAAACTAAATCTGCTTTCATAATCGTGTGTATTGTGGTAGCCCAAAGGCTACCGGATTAAAACTTATGCTATTTCTATGCTTATTATATCCAAAATATTGTCAGTAATCATGCTATTTACGCTTAATTGGGCAGACTGAATATTGTTATCAACCATCCATCTTTTCGCACGATTAACAGCGGTTTTCTTACTACTGCCGTCCGGTATCAATGCACCCAAATCATTATAATCATCATCTAACAGTTCAAAATAATATCGCTTCATAATCTTCTATATTATGCAGGGCTTTCGCCCTGCTGGTTAATTATTTAATATCGTAATCTCTTTGTTACCTACTTCTGTATCAACGTTCAGAACTTCATATTTTTGAGCCTTGTAGTTATAAACGACTTCACAAGTATTGAAACCTCTACCATCTTCTCTTTGGTCATAAACAGTATTTATATGCTGATACATCTTCTTGCCTAACATGAAGTTTATCTTACCTGATGTACAGAAGTAGAATGCTACTGCATACTTCAATGTTTTCTTTTCATCAACCTTCTTTGTTGCCATGATCGTATATCTTTTAATTGTTATTACTTCGTTTCTGATGATGCAAATGTAAATGATATATTTGACACTACAAACAAAATAAGAAAGTATATTCTTTCATTTAACAATATTTCGTAAATGATATATTTGACACTACTATAATAAACGTATCTTTGCAAAAAAAACTAAAGGTATGAATAGAATAGAATTGCTTATTAAAGAAAAGGGGTTTAATATGACATCTTTCGCAGAAAAAATGAACACTACCAGACAGAACCTATATGCTATATTGAAAAGCCCGTCTTATCCAACACTTGAAAAGGTTGCGGAAGCCCTTGACGTTCCGATGTGGCAACTCTTTGCTTCACCGGAAGAAGTGAAAAATGATGCCAATACTATTACCTGCCCTCACTGTGGTGGAAAAATTCATTTTGACGAAGAGCCACGTATGCCGGAACATAAGAATATACGAGGGAAAGAATACTATAAATAAAGAAAGGAGAATAAAACATATGGGAAAAAGGATTTATGTCAATGGAGGAATCTTAATAACGACTCCATTTTTTGCATATAAGAATGCAGGGGCATCATACGATCTCCCTCCTGAAAATTCTGAAATTATAGAGCCCAATACTATAACTGAAACAGGAGAGCCTTACCTTAAAATTAGCAATGAGCATCCCCAATCTATTTTTAATGAATATTACGCAAAAACATTCTTTACAACACAACATACATTTGCTTATTTTTTTGCAAAAGACTTTATCGGATCATATAATGATTTTAAGCAAAGAATTGATGAAATCCAAAGTGTAATTAACATCAAAGGATTGGACGAACAAAAACAAAATATCATCAATAAATTGTCATATATTAATATCATTACATCATTAGATACATTTATTTGTGACATTATTTTAACCAAAATAATCCAAGACGAAGAAAGTTTCAATAATTTTTTCAATTCAATTCCTCCATGCAAGAAAAAAGATGAAATGACTAAATTAAAAGAAGACAATCTTGTTGCCCAATGGGAGCAAAAGGTCATAGAATATGTAATGAGGACATCTTATAGTAACATTGATACTATAAAAGATATACTCAAAGAATTATTTAAAGTTTCTATAATCGACACAAATGGGAAAATGAAAAAACACTTCTATTATAGGAATTTATTAGCACATAGAAATGGTAGAAAAAAAGATGGAGGTTATATCAATATAACTAATGAAGAACTTAAATCCTTAATAACTGATACGCAATCCATCGCAAAACAAATCCAAACAAAAATTAAGCCGGAGCACTAAGCCCCGGCTCATTAATTGATTAGCCCTTTGATTCTTAACCGATTTACGATTTCGGTATAAAGATACTCTATATCCCCGCTGAAATCCCCATAGTTCTGATAGAGAAACACGACATCAGCGCAGTTGTCGGAAATTGTACTCTTGGACTGAACCCCAAGTACCCTTGACATCTCTTCGCGTAACCCAGCTGTCATTTTCCCACCGGCAAGCGAACTTGGAGAAAACAGGTACAGGATAATGAAGATGAACTTCTTCCGCTGGGTAACACTATCAATACAAGGGGGAAGACTTCTGCTATTCAATAGCTCAACGAAGATTTTATAGATATCCCTAATAAGGCTTTTATCTCTCAAAATCGGTGAAGCTAAGGTATTTTCTTCTTCTGAAAGTTCTGATTTCTCAATTCTAATCTTTTTAAGGCGAATTATTTTGTTAAAATCCAGTTCCATAACACGATTATTTTAAAAGTAAATAGTATATTTGCATCATAATCGTGTAAGGAAGAGCTGATTCATGGTCGTGCGTGGGTTGGCTCTTTTTCATTTTTCCCCATTCGTGCTGACGAATGGTTTCTTTTCCAAATCATAGCAGGTGATATATACCCGTTTCCCATTGACATCACATAGAGCAAGGGCATATCCTTTCTCTAGTATTTTAACCGGCTGATTGTCGCAATAGACAGTACTTCCAACCGGAACTCTTATAAAATGACGTACTATCATTTGATTATCTTTAGCTTGTTATACCAGCGTGAAGAAAAAGGGAACCACCCGATTAAGAATGATTCCCCGAAAATGGTTACTTTATATAGTTTGCTCATGGATTTTTCTTTTTAAGTATTTCAACACATTCCTTTATCCCATCATCGAAACCCTGTTTATAGCCTTTAGTATATTCCCCTATAGTATATACCGCCATTGACAGAAAAAATAGAAGGATACCTACAGGCTTATACCAGCCAGGTAGTGAGATAGAAAACGGCTTAAATGTAATTGTGAGATCTCCAACCCATATAGGGCGATAATAAATATAATTGTAAATAATATTGTTTTCATAATCATATAAGTTTTAAAGCTTCCTGTAATCCTGCTTCAAGTGCTTCTTCGTAGATATTATAACGGACAATAGGTCTGTCAGACAATCCTATCAAGTCATGCCTCGGAATTGTCAGTATATCATACGTCCAATAGTTTTCATACATATAGGATATTTCGATATGCAGGTTCTTGGTTTCACGTAGCCACTTTTGTGCAACGGATTGAGTAGGATGGGAACATACTTTTATTGGTAACTCGCTATTTGTTCTATTAGTACCATATTGTCTACCATCTTCAATATTCATAGCAATCATACATGGTTCATTAAACCCTTTCTCTTTCAGCAACTTCGCAGTTTCTAATGTTACAAGTTCTTCGGTCATAGTTGTTCCTCCTTTGTTTTAAAGTGTTCAATCAGTTCGTCTACGGTAGCCTTGTGAACGGTATCTATATTAACATCAATATCATTGTAAACCCAATAGGTAGAGAACTTGATTGCAGGACACATAATCCATTTATTCCCATCCGTAAACCATTGATACTTGTCTGTATCATCCCTTAATGCAGCTATAGCTAGGAATAGTTCTTCATTCGTTCCGCAATCAATAAGACCATCTATTTCTTTAAGACCATTTTTATCATAATCGTCCAATGAATAAACCGAATTAACTCCAAATACACAAGCAAATAGATTATGCCAACCTAAATATGGATTACAATAATAGCCAAGTTCTTTTAATCTATTTCTAATATTAGCAGTATTTTTGCGTATAAAGCACGGTGTTGTAAATCCCATAGTTATTCCTCCTTATCTATCTTAATATCTGTTACTTTACCACGACAGACAAAGAAGAAACAACCCATCACATCGCACAGATATGTTTCATGCCTCATCTCACACTCATTGCATTCCTTACGCAATGAACATTTACTGCAATCAAAATTAATACAGGACGCATCAATCAGTTCAACCATTTCATGGAACACCCCGTCTATTATTATTCCGTTATTTATTTCCATACCGTTCATTCATTAGAAGTTACACCCAAACACAATACTTTGTTAGAAACGCCTATATCGTCAAATTCCAAAGTTAAATACTCTGTATCGTAAGGATACGGGTATCTGTAATTTTTCAATTCTTCATCCGTCAATTTGCGTCTGATACGCATCTCGATTTCAAAATCATCGGAAAGGTTTTCTATGATTTTTCTAAGTTGTCCTACGTTCTTTATTTCCATAATCAATCTCCTTTCTCTTTAATCCGTTCCAGTACATCTCTGTTGGCTTCGAGTATTCCTTCAAAAGAAGGAATGGGCATCCAATGGGTAATGCCTAATCTTTCTTTATTAACATTTGCTCCAGTTTCCCATTCACCCAAAGATGAAAGCTGGCAAATAAGGAAGCCATAAGCCCCTCTTGTTAGAACCACTGTGTTATTTTCCGGCAACCGTTCATTAACGCTAATCCACGGTGATTGCTTTGACTGCCATTCGGCACCACATTGAAAATCTTCCATACTATCAGCATGACGTGAAACGTAGGTATCCGCGTCAACTTCTTTCAGAACGTCTTTTCTGAACTTCGTTTTATTAGTAGCATAATCGTATGCTGCTTCTTCTACTGTCTGTTTCATATCTCTCCTTTCCACCTATCCTAGCAGCATATACATTGCTACTAGGAATAGATAATAAATTGTTGTTTTACTCATTTTTGTTCAGTTTTGCTCTAATTTATTCTAACGTACTTACCTGCAATATCACAAGTTTTTATTACCTCCGCATTATCCTCACCAAAAGCGATGAGAATACTACCACAGCCGGGAGAATCTCCACGAGTTCCGTCTGGACGGAAGAATCTGATTCGGTTACGCAAGAATTTCATTGCCGTTGCCTTCTCGAATATCACATCCTGAAACATCTTTGAATCGCAACGATTGAAAAGTAAAGCAATGCCGTTTCCATGTTCTGCCATCCGTTTAACGAAACATTCTATAAGAGGACGGGAATAAGGTGGGTTCAACCAAACGCGACCTTTCCATTCCTGTTTTAATCCATCGTCATTTTTGTTGTACATGACATTTGCCGTTTTATAGGGGGGGGCTACTGGGGCACATGGGTCTAAATCAAATTCACCCAATGCGTCTATAATTTCTTTCGGTGTGTACCATTCATCGGTACTATTAGCCGATTTTTCAAAAGTTGTATTCATTTCTAATTTGTTTGAAGCTAATTAGGTTACATCATTAATACTGATTTCTCCTTTTAAAACTCGTTCTACCTGCCGGTCAAGTAATTCTTGAAATTCTATTTGGCATATAAGAGAGCAATCCGGTATCATCTCTTCCGGCATTTCTCCACGGTTAGGAGAAAGCTCATCAAGAAATATTTTTCCAGATTGGTCTTTCAGACACGTTGCTCCTACTTCTCGTTCAATTTTAGCCATCCGATCAAACACATTCGGGAAATCCTTCCGTATCTTATTCCAGTAGCCCATTCCACCTTTGACACAACCGATACAATTATTGTTATTGTAACCCATCTTGTACATGGCAGGGATTTCAATGCCAGCTTTCCAAAGCATTCCCATTGCATCTTGCTTGGTTATCTGTCGCTCGATAAGTGGGAACAACGGCTTTGTATCAGGATATTGCTGTTTAAAGCGGACAGCACGGTTTATTTCTTTCGGGTCAAAGTCGAATCCCCAGACTTGACCGTCCCAATTTCCCAACTATTTTTCCAGCTTGTAACGGACTTGTTTCTTTAATTCGAATGTGCAAGCTGCACCAGTAGGACCATTAATAAATCTTTTCTTAGCCAACACATCCTCTACGTTAAGATACTTATCGCTGCGAATGGTATGAATTGGCCGCCCGTACCATCTCTCGCAATCTGAGATAAATCGGACATTATCTGGATGCCCGGAACCTGTTTCGATATAATAGAGTTGTACATCGTTATACAAGTTCAATGCTATCTTACAAGCTACTGCGGATGTTACACCGCAAGAAAACCATGCTATTATCATTTGATTCCTTTCTAATCAGTTATTAGTTAATTGGCAATTTCATAAAGCACATCCATATCGTTTTACTTTGTCGGCCAGTGGTATGCCCAAACAAAGGCTTATAAGGTATAATGGATAAAACTTCATTGACTTTTATTTCACTCTCACTCCATTTGAATACCAATGTCCCGTTGGGCTTTAGGACACGCATACATTCATCAAAACCGCTTTTTATCATTTCTTGCCAATTATCCGGAAGCCTACCATATTTCTTTGCCATCCATGATGTTTTGCCAAGTGTTTTCAAATGTGGCGGGTCAAACACGACCATGTAGAAAGAGCTATCCTCAAATGGCAAGTTGGTAAAATCAGCCACTATATCAGGTCTTATTTCTATTATCCTAATCTTATCTCTGTCCTTGGCCGTAAGTGTTTCCGAACGTTTGTCAACAAATAAGGCAAGAGGATTATATTTGTCAAACCAAAACATTCTACTGCCACAACAGGCATCTAATATAAGTTTTCCATTTTCCATTAAGCTATTTCTTTTGATTTCTTCAATCTCAACTTTCTCAATACTTTGCAAAGTGCTTCAGTATTTTTTCTCGCTTGTGTAACCTCCACCGCATTCCCGATAAATTTCTTTTGGTCAGCTTGTGTGCCTATTAAAACATAATCTTCAGGGAATCCCATAATCTTTTTGAGTTCCGGAATGCGAAGCATCCGCATTTTAATATCCACTATGCCATACAGTGCCATGAACTCCTTTATCTTCACGGTCATAGGACTATCATTGTTGTAGATTTCAATCGCTACCTGACCGCTTTCTGTTGCTACCAGATAAGGCGGCATCTTATCCATGCGGGCTATTAATGTGAAGCAGGGGCTATCAACAGAGCCGCCAGCACTGTTGAACTGTGGATTCATCAGATAGTGCCATTTCCTGTTTGCGGTAATGGTCTGGGAGGGTTCCTCTATACTGCTACCTACATTTGAGAATGCAGTATTCATTATCCACGGCTGGTATGTTACCAAGTTTTGTTTCGGTGTTGTGGTAACAGCGGGGCATGGCGAGTTTATATCAGACACCTGACCACCTCCAGAATATTGATTCATAAAAAATGGAGATACAAGGGAAAGTCTGTCTTTAGTCAGAAGTGTAGGACAAGGCTGATTAATATCCTTTCCTGTATCCTTAAAGTTATAAGAACACATAAGTCGGCTTTCAATTAAAGCCATCCTGTCCTTCGTTGTGACCGTTGGAGCTGGAAGGTCTACCGAATGATTATGTCCATTTCCATAATAAGCAGAAACAAAAACATGGTGGTCTTTGCAGGTGATTGCACCTGCCGGTTCTTCTACAGACACATTCTTGCTTTCGGGATGTCCGCTGAACTGTTTGGAGAGGAAACTTACCTGTACCTTTGCAAAGCGGTTTTCAGTAGTCAACACTCCGCATGGTTCATCAACTGATTTGCATGTGTCTTGAGGGCGAACCGTATTGTAACGGGAAAGGAAAGCATCCTTTCCTCCGGCTACAAACTTGATAAGTCCAGCATAGATACGTTCAAGCGTTTTCTCTGCAAGAGGCTTTTCCCTGAAGATGGTAGTTCCTTCATCAGAGAAATCAAGCACATCTTTTACCGGCTTCCACTTCTCCAGCCGCGAGAACATATCTTGCCTACCACCTTTACAGTGGGTCGGTTCTGGGAATACTATCGGCAAGTTCTTTTTAGCAAAGATGCCGAAGAAGCGTTTTCTTGTGGTGTAGGCACCGAAGTCGGCAGCATTTAAGATGCGGTGCTCAAAGTTGTAACCGTACTTCTTGACATTGCGCACCCACTTTTGATAAAGCCGGCCTTTGTCCATGCTGATAGGTTTCCCATTCTCATCCATATCTCCCCATGACATAAACTCTTCTACATTTTCAATCTGAATGTAGTCAGGGTCTATAACATCAATATAACGGAAGAGATGTTCTGCCAACGTTCGGCTGTCGGCATCTCTCGGCTGACCGCCTTTGGCTTTCGAGAAGTTAGTACACTCCAAAGAGGCATGAAGCATTATCATGGCATCAGGGTATAGCTGGCGGATACGTTCTACAATAGTGCTTATCGGGGAAAGTTCCAGTGTACGGATATCCTCAATAAAGTGAAGTGCATCAGGGATATTGGCATCATGTGAAAGGATGGCATTCTTGTCATGGTTCACACAGCAAACAACCTTTCCACATCTATTTCCATCCAATCGTGCTTCTTCCACACCTTCGGATAAGCCACCGGCGCCACAAAAGAGATCAATAACAAATAGTTCTATATCGGACAGACCTTCAATGGATTTTAAGATATTTTTCTGCGATTTCATAACTTCTCCTTTTTAAACAGGTGGCTGAACGCATTATCCAAATCCAAGTCCAGATTCAGTTTGGACGGGAAAGATTTAATGTATTCGTACATCTTATAAGCGAGGTTGTCATCATCACCGCATCTGTCAATCAGTGTGAGCAACATGGCGTTCACCATGTCAGAATCATTGCCGAAGTTTTCCTGAGTGGATTCGCTGCAATGATTCACATCACTTTTCAATCTCTTTATCGCGGCTATGACTGTGTTGAAGTTTCTTTTTGAATCGTGCCGCAATTCAAAGCCTTCCTTCTTGTATTGCTGCTGCATTTCTAGAAGGTTGGTTTCTAAAACGTCCGTGAGGACAAATACGATGTTGGTTATCGTATTCAGTTTGTCTGTTCCTTGCATAATCGTGTATTCTTATTTCTAATTCGAATGAATCCCCTTCGTTCTGTTTCTTCTAACAGTGGAAAGTCTTCATTCTTGATTTCACATTCTGTTTCGTAGTTCACGGAAGTATAACTTGGGATATTGAACTTTTTCCGGATTCTTACGATAACATCCGGATTTCTTGTTACCCAGTAAACGGTTATTCTCATGGTGATATCAGCATTTTTCTAGCTTCCTCATCTCCTGCATCAGCACGGTGCTTGATTTCAATGTACTCAGCATAAGAGATTCTGTTATCTCCACGCTCCTCTATCTCTTTTTCACGTTGGTTTCTGTATCGTTCACGCTCTTTCCGTTCAATATCTTTCCGACGTTCAGAAACGTAGTCCAGCATCGCACTTGTTATTTTCAATGGATCTATTGAACCGTAGAACCGCCCATACTTCCCTGACTTAAACCGTGCTATGAAAAAACAGATTTCAGCGGCATTTATATAATAATACTCCGAAAGGAATATCTCCGATAGTTCAGAAAGTTGCTCTTTCGCTATCTTGGTTGAAACTTCTACAAAGTCATTCAATGAGCCAAATTGTATCTTTAGCCATTCTATCGGTGTTTCATCCCCATAAGTAGAAGACAATAGCCCTAAACTCGGAATGCTGTCATTCAACGCCAGTTCTGAATGGGTTGCATTACATCTGACAAGTTTGAACTGCAAATCAGGGTTGTAATCAAGAATGAATTGTGCAGGATCGGGATATTTATTCAATAACGCCCTCTGCTTCAAGTTCCTTTCTCTTTTTTGCGGCAGCTTCTCTAACGGTTGTAGCGACTGCAAGAACTGAATCACGTTTTCGCTGCTCGCTATCCTGTTGATTTTTACTAAGTCTTGTCCCATTATAGTTTCCTTCCAATATTTTAGTAAAGTTTGCTTGTTTGAAAATCCAATCAAAGTCGCATTTCCAATTGCGGTCATTAGCTCCAAGTAAGAACGGGGATTGAAGAATGAGATTGAAAACACTCCTCACTGACTCTTTCCCATATTGGGCTATCCGGGCTTTTACAGCCTTTTTTCTCACATCAGTCATTGATCTTATCTGCTGGAGTCTGTCTTTGAATGTGGTATTATAGTATTCCATCAATCCGCTGTAATCAATCTTTTCAGAGGGGGAGGGCGAAGAAAGCTTGGCTTTCTTTGATACTCCGTCAGGAGTATTTTCTTTCTTTTGATGTAGAGATATATCTATATACTCTCTTTCTTCTTTCTTTGTATTTGTGCCCTCTGTGTGCCCTGATTTTTGTAAAAGTTCGGATTGCGGTAGATTGCTGTTCATGGGCTGTGCCCCAAGTTGTGCCCTTAGTTGTGCCCATTCGTGTCTTAATTCATTGATTTCCTTTTCAATACCTGTGTCCTTACTTGTGCCCTTGGTTGTGCCCATTGGATTATATTCTTCATATTTACATAAGGTTATAAGGTTCATTCCTTGATTGCACTCAACAGTTATCATACCTTTCTTTCTAAGATGCACAAGAAAGGAACGCACCTTCTTTTCAGACCATTTCCAACGCTGTGACAGAAATCTTATGGATGCAGGATATTGACCTCTTGAATAAGAGATTTCTCGACCTCCGATACTCTCCTTTCGGGGCGTTGCCTCAAATCGTGCAGACTGAATTAAGTCTAACCACGCTTCGCAACTGCTAAAAGTACGGGCTTCATTCCACATTTCATTCGAGAAAAACCTGCGGCTTAGCCTCAAAAATCCTTCGTCCATAGTCTTAGAATCTCACGTTAGTTAATTGCCTTCCGTTAGAAAATACAGCCCACTTACCATTACCGCTATCAAACAATCGTAAATCCGACACCTCTCCGAAACGTTTGATGTTACCGCATAAATCCACAATCCATCCACATTCTTTAGAAGGATGCGGGCGGATGGCACGACCGACTATCTGATACCACATGGCAAGTGACATTGTAGGACGTGCCATAACGACCGTATCAAGTTCCGGATAGTCAAAGCCAGTCGTAAGTACACCCACATTAGCTACTACTGGAATTTCACCAGCTTTGAACGCCTCAAGAATATGTTCACGTTCTTTCTTAGGAGTATCACCTGAAACGATAGCGCAACCGGGTATTGACATCGTTAACCGTTCCGCTTCTTTCAAAAAACGGGTAAAGACCAAAATACCCTTCCGTTTTCCTCCGGCTTTGGGATTCATCAGCCTTTGGACGATATGAACGAGATAACCGTAGAAGTCTATCCGTTCATATTCTTTTTGAACTGACCTATCCGTATAGTCGGCACCAGTAGTATTTACTTTCAAGTTAAGTTCATTCCACCCTGAAGGATTCATTGAATAGTAATCCAACTTCGCCAAGTAGCCCATATCTAATAGGGTTGATACCTGTACATGATAAATGACCTCTGAAAAGACATGAGGTTTTGTCCGAGTGATAAATTTCAGCATGGAGCCGAAATCACGGCTGGAGCTTAAACGGTATGGCGTTGCTGTCAGTCCAAGAACCTTACACTTCACTGCATCAAAAAAATCCTTGTACATTCCCTCTTTGGGGTTTACAAGATGACATTCATCCACAATGATGTTCTTGAAGTGGGTGAACAGTTCGGGATGATTCTTCACACTGCCGATGGTGGCGAATGTTATCCGGCTTATTTCTTTAGAGTTGAAAGAAGCTGAATAAATGCTGCAATCAAGAATACCGTATGAGCAGAGTTTCTTAAAGTTCTGTTCGAGTATTTCCTTCGAGGGCTGGAACACCAAGGTATGACCGTCAAGCCTTGCAGCTATATCCGCTATGATAAGCGACTTTCCGCTGCCCGTAGGTAACACCATAATGGCATTTGTTTTCTTCGCCTTGTTATTGAAGAAAGAAACGGCAGCATCAGAGGCTTTCTGTTGGTAATCACGTAGTTTGTACATATCTATCTTCTGATTTAATGATAAAAGGGGAATCCTCACTAAGTTTGGAAAGAAATGTCCAGATTATATAAGCCTGTTCCTTACTTAATCCAACCGGAGAGAATGAACCATCATCATTCTTGATCATCATGACAAATGTTCCTGCTTCCAAATCATTCATAACCCTTTCTCCTTTCGTAACTTCTTATTAAGTGCTTTGTAATACTTGATTAGCTGTTCGTACTCAAAATCAGTCATTTTGGAAGTACCATCAGCTTTCACTTTCAGCAAGTCAAATTTCTGTTGCCCGATTTTGGCTATCAGATTCACCCGATAGTCTTCCAAATGATCGGCTTTGAACCTGTTGCAGTGCCGGCATTCGGCATGGCAATTATTCTCATCAAACCGTGTTGCCAAATGTGTACGACTGAAATAGTGCCCGCAGTCTGCTTGTGTAAACGGCTTTATCTGTCCGCACGAGATACATCTAAAATACCCGTTTGGCATTGCATCACGAAGCCGGATAAAAAGGGAAAACTCCTTGTCGAGCTTAGCTTTCAAATCCGGCTTTTTCTTTACTGTTACCCCTGCTTTATCAAACAAGGGTAAAGGCTTGTCTTTCTTCTTGGCCTTTGTTCGTTTTATGTAGTATGGCATATCTTGTCATTAAAAATTCTTACTCCGTTATTTTTCGCCCAACTTATGATAGAATCCAAAACCTCATCGTCATCCAGATTGTCTATAATATCTCTAAAGTCATACGAAGCACCAACCTCTTCTTGGAAATGCCGTACAATACTCGTTTTTAAATCTGTCACTTCTTGCCAACTTTCCATACGTTACAATTAAAAGCCCCGAAGCGTATTCTCCGGGGCACAACCATTATTTACTAACCCATGCCATTTATGTGTGGCTCACATTTATGTGGAGATGGAGCGATTCGAACACCCAATTAAGGACTATATCCTTTTGCGCTACTTCTAAGGTTAATTACTCCTTATATCTCACGTACCGTACTTTCTACCATGTGCACCTCTCGAAAGTCAAAAGCACTCCACTGCGCACCCCCATTTTCGCCCGCCCCATCTTCACAGACCAGACAGGCAGGTTAACAAAGTTATTCCATATAAGCCATTGAAAACTCTTTCGGAATAAACCGCCCGACCGGGATAGGTTTGGCTGATTCAATGGCTGTATGTATTTCCCTCTTTCTGAACTCATGTCCCTTTTCTTTGGCTTGTATCTCACATTCTTCCTCTTTGTTTTTGAGATAGTGGGTAATAAGCATCATTGCTCTGTCAACGTTGAAGGTGTTCACGACAAAAGTCTGAACTCTCTCGTCTTCATTCTCCCCATCCGTGAATGTGATTTTCGTCTCAATCTGATAGAATTTCTTTTCATTGGGCTTGGAATCTCCCTCTTCTTCATCTTCTTCCGTTACAGAATCGTTTAAAAGGAATGTATCTTTTAATTCTTCGAGGGTGGCATCATCTACCTTGCGTTCTTTCAAATTATCAGTAAGAATCACACAAGAATCGAACTCCTTGACCATTGTCAAGGTGAATCCGAACATATAGTTTAGTTCGATGTAATCTTTCAAGATACTACAAGAATTCTCCAATCCGGTGGCATACAGCAGGAACTTATGTTTCTTGTCCCCTATTTGTGCCTGTGCAAGATAGGGATATAAGAATTTGTTCTCGTTCTCGAATGCCAAGCGGTTCTGGTTGCTGACTTCCACTTCCTTAATGCCGTCAGCTTCCATACTGAAACGAATTTTCGCCAAAGTGTCTTGGTCTATCAGCGTGCCACGGTCAAAAAGAATTTCATTCCGTTCGATGGTTACTGTTTCACCTGTATCTTCATCAATGAAAGACTCCTCCCATGTTTTGAGGACACGTTTTGCAAGGTACATGTTGAGCATCTTTTTCGGGTCAGATGTCACATACCTGATTTCTGTTTTTCTTGTTTCTATCATAACTAAATAAATTCTTGATTTCTTTGTATTTCCTGCTGGGCGTATATCAGCATTTGATGTTCATTTGCAGCCGGCAGATAGATACCTGCCACTGATGCACTCCAGTTACGAAAACGGTCAATACTCAAAGTCATTTCACCTGTTGTCAGCTCGGCAGAACTTCTTAAGTAAGTTACTTCCTTACCTTTCTTGTTGACCGTCTTTCTCTCAAACAAATCACGGTTGCAAGTCCTCTTATAAAAATCAATTTTTGCTTCGTCGAGACTGCAACCGTACTCACTACCGAAATACCCTAAAAGAAGATGCAAGTAGCTGTTTTGGGCAAGCGTGCGGTTAGGTAGTTTCTTTTTCACTTCCACCACCGCACGTTCACTAAACAGCTTGTTTACATACTCCTTGAACTTGGGTATTTGATATTCATTCTTCAAGTCGAACAACATACGCTAAAAAGGTAAATCGTCCTTTACATTGCCATTAGCATCAACCGGAGGCGGGAAATTCTGCGGCTGTTGCTGATAGGTCGGTTGCGGTGTAGGTTGTTGTACCGATGTTGTTTGTTGGGATTGCGATACACCGCCACGCGCATCTATTTTGTAGCACCGGATAGATGCCATACGTTTGAGTTCTCCGTCTTGATTCGTCCAAGAACGCCCTTGTAAGACAAATGATACAGTAACAACATCACCCTGATTAAAGCGGTCAAGTTCTGCACACTTATCGCCTGAAAACTCTAAGGGAATAACATTCTCATACTCGCTACGCTCTCCCGTATAAGGGTCGTAAGTAGTAGCATCTAAAATAAACTCCCGTTTGGTAAATGTTGCTCCACCGTTTTTGGACGTAATTTGGACGGTCTGACCGATTTCGATTATCCGTCCGGTTATTTGGTTTGCCATTAATTTTCTCCTCCAAAAATCTTTTTATCGGTTATAAGTTCTCTGTTTTCTTCCAAGAACCGAATAAACTCTTCACAATGATTAGTGAGAATAGGAATATCACGTTCAGGATTGAAAACGTATGTTTCTGTATAGGTATCTACCACAAAACCGCCTTTATTAAACTCTACAATGTTGTATTCAAACGTCCGCACATCCGAACCGTTCTTCATTAAAGCGTATGGATATACTAAATGCTGGTGGTGATCTTTGAACTTTCCCACGGTATAACTACCGGTTGTTTTGATGTCGTGGACGCTGGCCGGCATCAGCTCGTCAATTACCCCATAAACCAAAACATTGCCGTATGCGGTTGGAATAATCGCTTCTACTCTTTGTTGGGTTAATGCTCCTTTGAAGTAACCGGAAAACTCTCGGCAAAGTGAGATTGGGAAAGTAAAAACACGATTATTATAGGTAGCTTTCAAACCTATAACCTCGTTGGTCTGAACCTCATCGTAATACAAAGGTTTACCTGTTTCGTCACAAGCTCCTTCGCGTATTACCTTATATATCTTTTCAACCTGCACAGTTTCGGATTTCCGATTTTCAACCATACAGTCAATAACCTCATTAAAGGCTGTTCCCTTGTCTGCCGCTTCGCTGTCGAATGGCTTGCGGTTAATCCGGTCTATCAGTTCTTGAAACTGTTGTTCGTGAAATTCTTCAGGAGTATGGGGTGGATTTTCTGACCACCCCCAGTACTTATCCCAAATCACATCACTATTCAGATATGCCCCAAAGGCATCAAGAAGCGTTGCGTAAATACGATATTTAGGCTGCTGGTTCATATTTCTTTTCTGAATTAAGTTTCAGATTCAAAGACTTCGCTTTGTTAGCTACCAACTTTGCCGCCATTTGCTTTGAAGAACCAACGTGCTCAAAATTATCTATTTGCGCGATAAAATTATTGGCAGATTCCGCATCCGTAATAAGTTCGATCTGTTCTTTTATCTCTTCAATAACTTTATCATACTTTTCCTGTGCCTCTTTCTTGGCAGCAAGCATACCCAAATACGAATTGATTATCTTGGCGGTGATAAAGTCGTTCTTTGCGGTTGGATTACCATTCTTGTCAAGGATGGTAGGAACTTCCATCACTGAAGGAAGATTGCAAGTATTCTTACCGTCATTTCTTGAAGTTGGGTCAAAAGTGATGGTACGTCTTTGGACGCCTCTTTCGCTTTTCATTTCAAGATAACCGAGCAAATCCAGTTCGGTAACGATAGAGTTGTAGGATTTTTCACGCAAGGCAGGGATAAACACCGTATCATCACCTTCTTTTCTTGTGTCGCGATGGGCAACGAAAATGATGTGCTTGTTAAGCCCCGAAAGTGTTCGTGTCATCCATGAAAACTCTGCATTGATACCGCTCCAATCCCTGATAGACGGTTGGCGGCTGCCACATTTATAAGTAATGATGAAATCCATCATCTTACCGATTGTATCAACTACAATGGTCTGATAAGCAGACAAATCCTCCTGCAAGACCTGTTGAACATCACTCCATGAAGTGACCTGTACAGTATCTATGTTTTCCAAATGCGCCATATTCATACGCTTAACGCCATTATCGAAATCCAATAATAACGGTTTCGGTGCGCTCAATGCCACTGTTGATTTTCCCATACCAGCCTGACCGTAAATCATCATCTTTACAGTGGTAGGAATTACTAATTCATTTGATTTTTTAATAAGACTCATAATCGTAAAATTTAAAGGGTTTATATTACTTTCATTCTATTCAAAAATCTGTTGATCGACTCCAAATTGTACCAAATCATTTTTCCATCTTTGGCAAATGAAACCTGGGCGTTATTCCTAAGTTTATCAAGGTAATCAACGCTACACCCCAAATAAGCCATCGCTTCATCCTTATTAAGCCAAAGCTTCTGTACGGATTCAACCTTTCCTCTTTTCATATCATACCTTTCAGAAATTCTATTTTCTCTTCTCTAGTCCGTCTTGCCCTACGCATATCTGAATGGAAATCCTGATAAAACGTAATTGAAAACACACATAATAAACAACAGGCGATAACAGAACGGGCTATTGGTGGGAAATCCATAGTGAATTTCATGCCAGCCAGACGCTCATATAGCATGGTCGCCAGTTCTCTTCCATTTCTTACATGAAGAATCTCAAAAGCCTTCTGCAACTGGTTGTTTATCGTGCTCACAGCCCTGCATTTCAAATCGGCTATTTCCTTCTTCTCATACCCTTGTGCATACATTCGTGCCGTAATCTCGCATTCAGGTGTAAGTTCATTAAAAACTCTCTTCATAATCGTGTAAGTCAGCTGATTAATAATTGCGAATAACCTCAATATATCCGGCTTCCCTGTTAGTGTCCACCGAATACAAAGTTTGCTCCTTGTCTATTATCCGATCAATCCTTGCCAGCCTGTTAAGATCAGCGGTACACCTGCGAAGCTGTCCGGCAAGTTTGTCGCTAAAGTCAAAGCTGATTCTGTCATTCTTCTTTTTCAGCTTTTTCTTGATTTCTGTTCTTTCTTTCAGTTCTTTTGCCATAAGAGTAAAATTTAATTAATGATTCGTGGATGGTAAGGGAATCGAACCCCTCTCAATCGTGCCAATTGTTTGCGCAACACGAAGCTCTAACCGATAAGCTAACCATCCGATTAAAAAAGGTGCACTATCCTCACGGACGGCACACCCAGTACAAACACAATATAAAACACGAATATCTAATCTATTATCAGAACAATGCTTTTAACCGCGTTCTTGAAATGATCAAACTTCCGGTTCAAATCACTCCAAGATTTATACCATGTATTTTTCTCTTCAGCTAATTTCTCGTTAGCCTCTTCCAGTTCCTGCACACGCCTTACTAAATCTTCATGCGTCATGCCTCTTAATTCTTCCACTGTCATAATCGTATAAATTTAAAATGTCGTTAAAAAGGTAGGAGTCGAACCTACTTCTTGTAAGCTAAATGAATATATAAATTAGAATATAAGTTAATACCAACAATTAATCGCTTACACGCATTCCAACAATGCTACTTCATAAATTACCGCCCAGCTGGTTTACAAGGTGATTGTGCACTCATCCCCATGCGCCTTGTGCCGGATTATAGGACTACCTTTTAGTGGTCTGTTTTAAGTTCTCTATAAGTTATTCTCATGAGCGACACACACCCTACACATATAACACTCATTATAATGATAGAGAATATTTTCATAGGACTGTAAGTAGTAATAGCCCCATAAAGCATACCGGCAGCACATATACTAACCAATATAGATAAAACGAATTGGATTGTTTTCATAATCGTATAAATTTAAATAAGTACCTGTACCCTAATCGAATAACAGAACCTTATTTCAGTTCAGTACAGGCTATATTGTCGAAAACAGTACGGACGCCTAACCCGTATGCTCACTGCTCAAAGACGATTCTTTGCGGTGTTTTCTATTAATTGTTAAACATTGCACAGCTCACAAGCTCCAACTTGCTTATGTGCGTTTGTTATCTTTGGTTGGCAAAAACGGCTTATGAATTACACCGTAATTGCTTTTACAGAATTTCAAAGAACTAATCAATAGTACCCTACCCGATTCTCGCTATCGGTTGCCGTTCAATCCGTCTGTAGGGCTGTCGTGCGTTGCATAATCGTGTATTATGCGTATCGGCTGATACCTTGTACCCGGCATAGAGCATCGTAGTCCATGCCATCATCTTCACAAGTTTCAAAACCTTTTAAGGCATCTTCCAAACTGTCTATCTCATCCGTTATCAACTGGATAGCTTCTTTTTTGCTATCAGCATTGAACATCAGGCAGACAGCCTCTTCATCATTGTTATGGGCAGCCTCTAAATCTTTATAAAGGCTATCCAACTGCTGGTTAATCGTGTAAGCATTCATATCCATATCTTTTATGCGATTGACATCAGATTAGCTTTTTTGAAGCATCTGAATTCTTGGCGTTCAGTATCATAGTAAGTCTGGACGGTATCATTCTTTTTTCTGTTGTCAGTACCAGTGATGGCAGGCATCAGCTTTTCATTTAGTGTACCGTATGCCTCACGAACAGAACCGTCCACTTTTTTGAAGTAGAACTTCACTATCTTCTTCTTCATCTCACCTTTCAGTTTAAAATTAGCCCAAGCGACCTTCATTGCTTCGCTCATGGTGTAGCCATTACGCTTAACGAACTGCCAAGCAAGGCTCATTACTTCGTGTAAAAATTCTCTTGTTCTCATAATCGTGTATTTTAATATGTTTATACTATTTGAAATCTGAATTAATCTTCGTTTCTTTGTATCAGTTTAATTTGATAATGCAAATATACTACTATTTTTCAGTAATAGATTCTTTTTACTGAAAAATAGTAGTATAACAACACTATTTAACTATTAGAGCAGGTTATACCTTATTATAATATGAAGAAAGAAGACAGAAATAGAAATTGGATAGCGTGGATAGCACTTGGATTAAGTGTCATTGCAATATTGCTATGGCTATGCAAATACGAGCCTGTAACATGGACTCTATTCGATTCTATGATTGCTTTTCTTTCTTTCGTTGTAGGAGCATTAGCCGTAATGGTTGGATATAACATTTTTGGGTTAAAAAACGACCTTAAAAATGAAATAGAAGAAAAATTACAGGACATAAGTGACCATCATGTAATTCATACAGCAAAAACTATGATGTATATAGAGATACGCCTGCTACACATGGCTATGAAATTAAAAAATATAGCAGATATAAGGCAATCTATTTACATGATGCTTGAAACCACTGAAAAGACTAAAGATAAGGAAGATATAGATTATGTTATTAATCAGTTGAAAGAACTTAAAACACGATATGGATATACACTGTTTGACGATGCATTCACAAGGAAACTAAAGATTAAACTCGGAAGGATTGGCACTTTCTCTGATAGCGCGCTTCTCTTCCTTCAAGATCTTGAAGTATGATTCTTTTGCATTATCAATAAGCCTGTTTGATTCTTTAAATGGATCCTTACAGATTGTTTTGTTTGGCATATGAGATGACTCTTCTATTTGCATTCTCATTGATTCAAATAGAAAAGGATTGATTATTACCATAACTATAAAAGTAAAGCGACCAACTCCAAAGTTGCGGTTTGAAGTTAAGTCGCCTATATAGTCCCTTAATGGGAATAGTTAAACAATTTAGTCGAAATCATCCGCAACTTGATTCCGACACAAATATACTGAAAGATAACAGTAAAACCAAAAAAAAGATGAGCACAAAAGAAAGATTTGTTGAATATTTAAAAATCAAAGGGATTGGACAAACCGCTTTTGAAGAATCAGCTGGTTTATCTCGTGGAGCTATTGCCAAAAAAACGGGCTTTAATGCAGATTCAATAGAAAAGATAGCGTCTGCTTGCCCTGACCTTAATATAAATTGGTTAATAACTGGAATTGGCAACATGACAATTAATACCAATTCGTCAATCACTGAAACTCCAACCACGAATAAAGATATTAAAATACTTGATATACGTGTATGCGCAGGACATGGAATTGGATTTGACGGAAATGAAAACAAGGTTATTGGATATGTGAATATACCAGAATTTACTGGATGCTATGGAATAACCGTATATGGTGATTCTATGTACGATATGTATATGTCGGGAGATACAATCTTTGTCCGTGAAATAAAAGACAAACGAAACATAGACAATGGACAGCCGTATGTAATTATAACAAAAGAAGACAGACTTCTTAAAATGATTCATATCGACTACGAGCGAAAAAAAACAATATTGTCTTCCTACAACAATATAGCTAATCCGGATGGGAAAAGAAAATATCCCGATATGGAAATTGACATAGATAATGATGTAATTCATTTATACAAGGTTGTAGGTAAATTAGCGAGAACGCAAATGTAGTTACAATAACAATACTATGAAATTCAATCAATACACATGGAACCTATATAAGCAATCTTCTGACGGACAAAAAGCTATTAAGGAGTTTGAGGAAGCCAATGAAAAGATGACTGAATACGAACTGTTTTCTAAATACAATCCTAATTCAGCACGTTTTCTTTCAGAAGACTATTTTGTAGAAACATGCGACCTATTTTGGGCTTGCTCTTTCGACAGTGCAGAAAAGCCCGAAAACCATGAATCTGCAAAGCAATTTTATTATACACTCACGACCAAAGGGATATTTGATGAAGAGCATGTAGCAGTAATCAATGAGGGCGAATACCAATTAATGCTATCTGCTAATGATATGTTGTCATTCATGTTATATTACTTTGCCCCTGAATACTTTTTCCCAAACCTTTTCAGAAGTCGTTTTTTCGTTTTAAATAAGATAACAGACACATTCGAGATAGAACTTCCTCTTATACCTAAAAAATCTGATTATAAATCGAGATGTATGTATTATTGGGAATTGTGTGAGGTGTTTTATCGGTTTAGAATTGAAAACCAACTCTCTCCAGCAGAGTTATGCGCATTTTTATATGACTATGCACCCAATTTCATTTCAAAAGAAAAAACAGATATTCCACAACCGGCACAAGCATGGTTCATTGGTGGGAAAACAGCCCCGATAGAATCTACTTTAGATTTTACTTTTTGGCAGGCCAATCCTGAAACCCAAAAAGGCGATATTCTAGTTCACTATGAAACATCACCAGTTAGCGCAATCACTTGTTTGTGGATCGCTCAAACAGATGGAGTGATAGATCCATTCTTCCACTATTACAGCAATACGTACATAGGAAATAAGATAAATCTACCTCATATAACATTGAAGGAACTCCAAGCCGATGAATACTTCTCAAAGCATCCTCTTATTAGAAAGAAGTTCCAGGGAGTAAACGGATGGCCAATGAGTAGTGAGGATTACTCCGAACTTCTGCGAATGATAAAGGCAAAAGGATTTGATATAGATACCTTACCAAAGCTATATGCTCCTACACTACCCCAAAATATAAGTATAGAGATAGAACGGGACGTAGAGCAACAGTTATTAGAACCTTTGCTTAACTCTATGGGATGGTATGAGAACAAAGACTTCATTCGCCAATTGCCAATACATGCAGGACGTGGGCACCGGATATTCCCAGATTACGCTTTGCATTATGAAAATAAGCCGGATGAGGAAAAGTCCAAAGTGTTGATTGAAGCCAAACTTTACATGAAGAACAACCAAGCGATAGAATATGCTTTCATACAAGCTAAATCATACGCTCAATTGTTGGAGTCATCTGTTATTGTCCTGTGTGACAAATATTATCTATTTGTATATGAAAAGGAGCAATCTTTTGATCGGAATAGTTATAAAAGATACACATGGTTGGATATGGAAAATCCCAACATTTTCAACGAATTAAAGAACAAACTAAATATTTAAGATTATGATTGACTTTCTAACCATTATACTCCTAATATTCGGAGTACTGCAAATTATCCTCTTCTTCAAAGTATGGGGAATGACAAACGACATCAAAGATATAAGGAACAAGTATCTCAAAGACGAGGATGAGAAACAAAGAAAAAACACAGAGCATGACGCTATAACCAAAATAAGTGGCGGTTCCAAACCAACAATATAAGCCGGGCATCATTTCCCGGCTTTTTCTTTTCCAAACACATAGTCAATCACTCTCCTATTGGCATCGTCCACCTTTTTCTGGTCGAATTTGATATAGATACTAGTAACATCAGAACCAATCTCATGTCCTAAACCGGCAGATATAGTTTCTTTAGGTATATCAAGTTCCGCTGCCAATGTAGCCCATGAATGCCGGGATATATAGAATATAAAAACAAAACACAAGAAAAATGCAATTATTGCACAATATATCAATGTATATCAGGTTTTTATAAAAAG